TTCTAGTTAGGTGATCTGCAGTCACCTCTAAAGGTTGAGGATTTTCACCTCTTCCCAATAGAGAAATGAAGCATTTCACTAACGCGCCGTATCCTTCTAGTATATCAGTGCGATATACCGGAGTAGGGCTCCACGCTTTTATTTCGAAGCGTTGGAGATGTCGATTCCATCTTTCGACGGATCGATAACCCAAAAATGAGATACGGCCCAAGGCTGAACTATCATCCGATACGTAGGGCATAGGCCCTAGTATACGTTCAAGTTTGTTAAACATGAACGTCGCGGTCCTCCAATACCCTCTTTTGTAGAAGGCATTGGCGGTAGCCGTCCATGAGATGAGTTGTTTAGCTTGCTGCTTGTTCTCAGGGGCTACTTGTCGTAGATAAGTCGGTGTTACCGACTCACCGTCAAAGCAGTCCTCACCACATGACTCTCTGAAGCTTCCGCTCAAGAAAGTCTTATTGGTGTTCACCTTGCAATTGTATTTTCGCAGGTGTTCGAGAACAACATTCGCATACGTCGTGGGAACAATAATATCGTCCCCATAGACGTGGACGCCACGAGAAACTTTAAAACAGTTCTTGGGCGTCACAGGAAGGTTATGCACTTTCAGTAAAGCCACTACACATATAGTGTAGAAATACATGGCTTCAACTGGAAAGCATAAGGCAGAACCCATTGAAGCGAACTTCCGGAGAGGGCCTATAACGGTCCCATCTGGAAGCTGCGCTTTCGTCGTTCGACATGCCTCGATCGCACCTTGAAGATCAGGGTTTGATCGGAACATCTCCATAGCAAGATCATGGGGAACCCGGTCACTTGCATCGGATAGGTCAATCGTTGCTAATCGACCCGTTTTAGACGAAACCATTGCGAGTTTCTGGTTAACAGACTGATCACGAAAATTTACGTGACCCCTGCTCAACCAATTAGACTCGATGTGCTCGTAAAGAGCATGCCGAATCCCTTGCTGCACATATTGTTGGCAACAAGGCTCTATAGCAATGATTCTTGGGCTTTTGAGTGTTTTCGGGACGGCGACTACCTTCACTGGTAGTTCGTCTTCCTCTGAAACGATCGTTACTAATTCGAGCGCCTCCAAATGATCAGAGCACCCAATAGGGTACCCATTATCAATAAGAGGGAAATAAGGCTCGAGCCGATCGTTCCAGCTACGCCAAACATATTTTCCGTTTCCGGAAATAGATTCGGCAGTAGCACCCGGACCGTGTTTAGGGACGCATTTGGATAGATCAATTGAACTAACCATAGGCCCCCACAACACAGAAGAAACGCTAATAAACTTAGACGATTCTTCTTCGGGCACTGAAAACAAGTCAAAAGACTGCTCAATGGCAGTGTAGGAATTGAAAGCCGCTTGCGCCCTTTCAGGGGTGCAAGCAACCTCGATCTTCGCGAATGCTCGACAAATTTGCCGAACGCATCCGACAAGGGTCGATGTTTCTTCATTTCCGTCATTGCGTATCCTTCCTGTCTCCCGGTCGAAAAGCTGACCGATCATACCTTGCAAAAATGCAGGGATTGATCCAGACTTCTTAAAACCTAAGAAATCTGTTGGGTCAACATATCCCTCTGCTAAGCTTCTTTCGAAGTCATTGCAGAACTGGGGTAAGGTTATCGTAAGAAACGATAGCCCTTCCTTTTCGACCCGTGATCTGATAGTTACCAGATCACGTAAATCGGAGACATCAGCGATGCACTTCATGCATGCATCTATATAGATACATTGCATGACCTTCATATGGTCACTTGCGTTGCTTTTCAAGCTGCCTCCTAACTAGGGGGTCGGCTTCAAGCTACAGCAATTTGCCTTCCTGAACCAGTATTGGTTCAGGCAAACTGAAAACCAATACCGAAAAACAATTGGTAGGTCTCCATTCAGAGTCTAAGACTCTGATCCGAGCAGCTTCCCAATTGCGGTATTATCCAGCCAGGTCTTAAGACCAGCTGCAAGCTGTTCTACCTGAGCCGTCGTAAACCCGTAAACGGGCCTATCGATGACAAAGTAGAATGAAAGAGTGTCGTAATCGTTGGTACTATCCAACGGATTCGTCACAATTTCACGCTGATCAACACGAACCATCGACCGAACTCGGTCTTTGTTCTTCGTGTGAGAGATGGTCAATTTGAACATCTCATCTGGCGTCTGGTATTCGGCTTTTGTGCCGGACACCAGGAATCTCGCCATGTTCTTAGCGACAGCATTGACGGTAACAGTTTGTGGATCGGCAAACATTGTAGTTGACCTCCGAAGTATTTGGAGTTATCCTACAGTAGAACCATCCGTTTCCAGGGGATAGCCCTTGGTTAAAACTATAGGCAGATTGACCCTGACCTCTGATAGGAAAACGCTCATAGCGTCTCTTCCGAGACCGCTAATGAGTGACCTTCAGGGCGGCCAGGATCGCAAGTTGTCTTGGAGATAACATTTTCCAAGACAGGCCAAACCCGTATGGACCTGGTGCCTCTCTTCGCACCTTGGCACTTATTGTAAAGTCCCAAGATAGCGTCTGTGGCCCACTGTGAAAAGGCAAACGTTGAGTTAACGTATACCTACTTTCTACGTGGCGCATCACAAAGAGATACCGGGATACGAGGCCGTCAACGATTAGATCCGTGAGGTTGTCGATATTATCGCCAAACTCCGTGAACCAATCGACGAGCCACGTCCATGGTGTTGCATTATAGACGCTTGATGGTGTAACTCGGGCTCCATAGAGGGTTAAATCCCTCTGAATGGAAGTCCATGCCGAATTATAATTCGGCAGTTCACTATCAAACTCCGGCCGATAATACGCGTAAGAACCGACGGCTTGGACGACTGACGTTGTTTCCAACGTCATCTCCCAAGTCGGTTGGGTTCCTGGCGTAAAGAGGGTTCCAATCATATCGCCTGCTGGTGAAACCAGCAGTCCGTTACCACTGGAAAGTATCCTCCTATCGGTCGATCTATCAAGGAGCACTCGCCGTCTGTTCCACTTCTTATTGCGGGCAGTTAATTGTGCCTTCGCAGAAGCGGCATTTTGATATGTGGAATAAAACTTCCGCATATCTCCAACAAACGGCAACCACCCAAATTGGTGGTTGAGAAAGTTATCCGCGATTCTATCGCGTTTCATGATGCGGGTTCTTTGC